GGTTTCTTTGACCGCGGCGCAAAGCCTACGTCTAAGGAAGTGAAAGACTTGATCGCGCTGGCACTGGTCGGTGGCGGCATGAAAGACCCTGAAGCGGATCGATTGGTTGAGGCTGCTGGGCCAGCAAACCTCATGCGGTATTACCAGATTGCGCAAGCTGTGCTTGGAGTTGCGTTCATGCCTGACGTTTTTGAAGACGAGAAAGTCAAAAAAAAAGTCGACAAGGAGCAAGACCCAAACGTCTTAGTGTCCGCAGCATAATCAAGCGCGCAACCATCGCGCATTACAAACCTGACGAAATCAGGGACATGATCCCGCTTGATACGTTCCTTGTCTTCGATGGGTGGAACGAGGCTCACAGCCCAAAGCAAGCAGGGTCAGAAGCACCATCCTTAGAAGAGGCCAGAAGTTTGGCTAGGAGATACGGCTGATGGCGATTACCGCACAGGAATTAAATGTCATCCTCTCCGCTAGGGATCGGCAATTTACGAAAGCCATGGATCGTGCGCAGCGCCGTGTGCAGGGGTTTGCTGCGAAATCGCAAAAGGAACTTGGCAAAACCACACAAGGAATGAACGGTTTAAGTAGAGCCGCAAAAAGGTTAATCCCAATTTTAGGTGCTGCGCTGAGCGTTCGGTCGGCAAAATCAGCGCAAATGGTTGCTGTTGAAATTGGGCGGCTATCAAAGATTGCCAATGCTTCCACGACGGAATTTCAGAAGTTTGCAATTGCTGCACGAACGGTTGGCATTGAACAGGATAAAGTTGCCGACATTCTCAAGGACGTGAATGATCGTGTCGGGGATTTTCTTGTAACGGGCGGTGGCCCGATGAAGGATTTTTTTGAGAAAGTTGCACCGCTTGTTGGTGTGACTGCTGATAATTTTCGTAATTTATCTGGGCCAGATGCTTTGCAGCTATATGTGGACACCTTGCAGAAAGCAGGGGCCAGCCAACAAGACTTTACGTTTTTTATGGAAGCGATGGCCTCAGATGCAACGGCATTACTTCCTTTGCTCAAAAACAATGCGGCAGGTTTGCGTTCTCTTGGGACTGAAGCTGAGCGCGCTGGTCGGATTATTGAGGACGATGCGGTTGACGCTGCGACCAAGTTTCAGCTTCGTATGGATGCACTTGATGAAAAAATCCAAGCTGAGTTTTTAAACTCATTGATGGATTTGGAAGATGAAATTCAAACACTGAAAAAGTTTGTCGAAGAGTATGGCATACCAGCATTTGACGCTTTGGTAACGGGGGCGGCTGCCGCAGTAAAAGGGATCGATGCACTTGTCTTAAAATTTAGGGAATTTAAGGGGCTTGATGGCAAAAGCAATCTTTTCGGTTCAAGTGATCTTGCAGAATTAGAAGCCGATTTAGCATTGGCAAAACAGCGGCGAGCGTCACTTCAAGCAACTATTAAGGAAACTTTTGATAAGGCTGGTGTTTCAAGGTTCGAGGACCTTGGGTTTTTTGATAGAACAGCATTAAGCAATTTCTCAGGCTATGGCTCTTTGCAGCTCGTCACTCGACTTAATGGCGAGATTGAGATGCTGGAAATCCTAATCGCCAATATGAAAAAAGAAATTGAGGGAAAGCCCAACTTAGGTGATCCAAACAAGCCTCAAACTTTCCCCAATAATGCACCTCCAAGCGTTTCCTCTCCGTTGCGGATTGGAATAACTGAAGGCACTTTGATTTCTAACGGCGATGGCCTTCGTATCACTAGCGATGAAGATAATCAAAAGGCGCAGGATTTAAGGGACGCATATCAGGCACTGCTAGATCAGTTGATGCCTTTGGTTGAAATCGAGGGCGCGCACGCTGCCAATCTGAAAACAATAAATGAAGCGGTTGCAGCGGGTCTGACGGACAGAGAAACAGCAAACATGCTGATCCAGCAATCCACCTTGGAAATGCGCCGCGCCAAGGACGAAATGTCAGGCATGGCAACTGTTGCAGATGCCTTGGAAGATGGCCTGACAAGTGCGTTTATGTCTGCGCTTGATGGCGCAAAAAGTTTTGAGGATGGCATTCGTGAAATGGCGCGCGATGTTATTCGTCAACTCTATCGGGTGCTGGTGGTTCAGCAAATGGTCAACGCGGCAATGGGGGCGTTTGGTTATTCTCCAGTGCCAAGCGGAGGATTTACGCGAACAGGTGCTGGCGGTCGTCAGCTCCAATCTGGGACACCTTACATGACGGGGGAGAGCGGACGGGAGTTGTTTATACCCAGCACATCAGGCCGTTTGCTCAGCCCCGTACAAACAAACCGTGCGCTCTCTGGCGGTGACACAATTGAAGTCAGTCAGACGATCAACGTCACAACGGGCGTGTCGCAAACCGTGAGAGCCGAAATTATGTCGATGATGCCTCAGATAGCCGAGGTTTCAAAGGCGGCTGTGCTGGACGCTAAGCAGCGCGGTGGTGCATACGGGAGGGCGCTCTAATGGCGATTACTTACCCGCTGACACTGCCGTCCCACACTGGTTTAATGAATGTGAATTTGCGCGCCGTAAACACCGTTTCGATCACGCAATCTCCGTTTACTTATAAGCAACAAATCCACGCACATTCGGGACAGCGTTGGGAAGCGGAAGTTACGCTGCCACCCATGCGCCGAGCTGATGCGGAGATTTGGGTTGCGTTTCTGCTTTCACTAAAGGGGCCAGTTGGAACCTTTTTGCTTGGCGATCCTATTTGCAAAACGGCGCAAGGGTCTTTGGGCGGCACACCGCTGGTCAACGGCGCAAGCCAGACTGGTGGCACTTTAAACATTGATGGTTGCAGTGCGAGTGTCACAGGGTGGCTTAAAGCAGGGGATTACATCCAGCTTGGCAGCGGTTCGACAGCGACCTTGCACAAGGTGCTTCAGGACGCCGACAGTAATGGCTCTGGAGAGGTATCGCTGGACCTGTGGCCTTCGATCCGCTCAGCTCCTGCGGACAACGCAGCTGTGACCACATCGAATGCCGTTGGGCGGTTCCGTCTGGCAACTGGCATCCAAGATTGGTCAATTAACAATATAGAAATTTATGGAATTACCTTTGCTGCGGTTGAGGCGATCACATGACGCGCAGCATCAGTGAAATCCTGAGTTCCCTTACAGACGATACGGTCAAGCCAGTCTTTGCGGTCGATCTGATGTTTGACAGTACGACCACGACCTTTGCGGGTGAGGAGGTCACCAGCAGTCCGCTCTATCTCCACACGGGGTTGGGCGACCTTACGATTGGCTCTGTGACTTACGTTGGAACGGGGTCGCTGATGCAAATCAGTGAGGTGAGTGAGGGTTCTGACATCTCTGCCCGTGGCATTAATCTGCAACTCTCTGGTATTCCGACTGATATTCTCGCAGTGGCTTTATCGCTTCCATATCGTGGGCGTGTTTTTCGATTAAAACTGGGGATGCTGGATGCCAACGATACAACCACATCCCTGTCTACGATTTTCGTTGGTTACATGGATCGCATGGACATTGCGGAAGGGCCAGAAACAAGCACGATGATGCTGGCTGCTGAAAGTAAACTGATTAATTTGGAGCGTCCAAGAATAAGGCGTTACACTTCAGAAAACCAAAAGGCACTGTATTCAGGCGACCTTGCTTTCGATTTCATAAATGACCTGATCGACAAGCCATCTGCGTGGGGGCGGGAGGCATAGATGGCTATTGATTGGGGGAAGCGGTTTAAAGAGTTTGTCCGTGAAGTTGCTGTGCAATATGTCGTTGCGGCAGTGGCAATTCTTGCAGGGGTTCCTCCACAGTTTGTTGGCACAATGTTTTGGGGTGGTGTTGGTGCCTCTGGTATGCGTGCGCTGCGACCAGAAGACCCTTCGCTGGATGCGGCGAGCAATGGCTACCTCGTCAACGAAATTTTAGATACGGGGCCAGCAGCGGTTATTTACGGAGAGACGCGCGTCGGTGGTGTGATCTTTTATCGTGAAACGACAGAGAGCAATAAAGTCTTGCATCTGCTTATTGCGCTGGCTGGGCATGAAGTGAATGCAATCAACACAGTTTATGCGAACGATGAGGTGCTAACGATTGATGGGAGCGGCAACGTTACGGCTCCGTCAAAGTATTCGGGCAAACTGAAAATATATAAACACCTTGGCACCGACACTCAGGCGGCTGACAGTAATCTTGTCGCGGAAAGTGCGAAATGGACATCAGACCATCGGGCGAGGGGGATCGCCTACATTTATGCGCGACTGGAATACGATGCTGATGTGTTTCCAAACGGCGTGCCGACATTCACCGCGATTGTGCAAGGAAAGAAAGTCTTTGATCCGCGCGAGGCCAGTCACGACAGCAGCGACAGTTCAACGTGGGAATACTCTGCCAACTCCGCGCTCTGCCTTCGTGATTATTTGGTCTTTACCAATTTGGCGGATCACAATGAAATTGACGATGACTATGTTGAGGATGCTGCAGACATCTGTGACCAGTCCGTCACCACACAAGCGGGAAGCCAAAGCAGATTTACAACCAATGGCTCTTTTACCATGGATGCGTCGCCCAATGAGGTTTTGACCAATCTAAGCCAAGCTATGGCGGGGATGACGTGGTATACGCAAGGCACATGGGCCATGAAGGCAGGAAGCTATACAACGCCCGTCTTTAGCGGTGCAAATGCCATCACAGATGATGATTTCAGATCACCCATTCAGTTAACCACAAAAAGCTCGCGCAGGGACAGTTACAACAAGATCAGCGGGATCTATCGCGGGTCGGAAACAAATTACTTTAAGACCAGCTACCCGACACTCGCGCCGTCTACGTTTCTGACTGAAGATAACAGCGTGGAGAATGGGCTGGAAGTTGATCTGCCTTATACCGATACCAGCTCCATGGCGCAGCGGATTTCTAAAATCTTGCTCTACAAAAACAGGCAGGATGTTTCCTTCTCCGCAACGTTCAGCCTTCGATGCTTGCAGCTTGCGATTGGTGACGTAGTTGAGGTGACTTATCCGCGCTTCGGCTGGGACGCAAAAACATTTGAAGTCGTGGATTGGAACTTTGGGCTAAACAGTGAAATGGCGCTGGAAGTCAGGTTGGCCTTTGTTGAAATCAGCTCATCTGTTTTTGACTTTGCGCTGACAGACGAACGCGTGTTTCAGCGAGATAACACAACTCTGCTTTCACCGTTTGACGTACCAGCGGTGGCGCTGACGGTTACGCAAGAATATCGCGTTTTAAATGAAAGCATTACAAACGCGCTGATTGTGAACGTGACTTCGCCAAATCCTGAACGCGTTGATAATGTTGAGGTCGAGTTTAAGAAATCCACAGACAGTGATTACCGCGTGCTTGGCAAAGGTGATCTGGGGCGCTTTGAGATATTGGATGTTGAGGCTCCATTGGCAACGGATACTGGAACCATCACCTACAACATCCGTGCAAGAGCCATCAGTGCGTTGGGGGTGCGGGGCAGCTATACGACGGTTAATAAGATCGTGGAGGCCGATACGACGGGGCCGAGCGCACCTGCTTCTTTTGCGCGTCAACTGAGCGGTGGCAGTGTGTTTCTGAATTGGACTGCGTCAACTGATCTCGATCTGTCTTATTACAAAATTCACCACAGCTCATCGACGTCTGCTACGTTCACGGATGGCTCTGCACAGGTGATCATTGAAAAGGTTGCGCGACCCGCCACCTCTGTGTCTTACCCTGCGCTCAGTGGGACCTTTTTTGTAGAGCCGTATGATAAATCGGGAAACGGCGGTGCCACCACTTCTGTTGTTGTTCAGCCAAGTGAAATCCCTCAGCTTGGCGTCACTTCGACCGATACGGAAAACCCATCCTTTGCTGGAACAAAAACAAATGTTGCCGTGGCGACAGGTCCCAACCCTGACGAGCTGCGGCTTTCAAGTTTTGCCTCTGCATCAAATTCAGGAACCTATGAGTTTACGGGGTACATCGATACTGGCACTGCCAGAACCGTTCGCGTGTCTTCATCGATCACCGCCACCCGTCATGCCTCTGCAGCAGTTAGCGGGTCGGTAGACTGGGATGACATCCCCAACAACTGGGATACGTGGCCCGACAACTTTGACACTTGGACGGATGAAACTGCAGCATTTGGTGACTTCAGCGTAGCTGTCTACGTGGCAGCGACCAATGATGATCCGTCAGGCTCTCCGACATGGGGGTCATGGTTTACTGCGGCTGGTGAGGTGGTCGGCAGAGCCTTTAAGTTCAAGGCTGAGCTTGCATCAACGACAGCAAATATATCGCCAAGCGTGAGCGTG